AAAACATAGAAAATAGTTCTTGACTTTTGTGACCAAATATGGTATAATATTCCTATAGTATACATTAAGTATATTATATAAATTAATAATTAAAGCTGTCCATTAAGGAGAAACAGTTTATGACAGATATAGAACTTGAGAAATACTATCGTTCCTTTGAGGAAATGTTCCGTTCAGATGGTTGGAAAAACTTAACGGAAGACCTGAGAGGAAGTGCATTAAACATCAACTCAGTAGAAGCCTGTCAAGACGACAAAGACCTTTACTTTCGTAAGGGACAACTTGCAGTCATGGCTAATATGCTGAATCTTGAAGCACAGATAGAAACAGCTAAACAACAGCAAGACGAAGAACAAGAAGAAGTGGAATTAGACTCGTGAGAGTAATGTTTGAGTTTCGCTGTGACAACGGACATACTAATGATAAAATTGTAGACACGGAAACTACAGAAATAGATTGTCCCGATTGTGAACTAAAAGCTAGAAAAATAGTTACCCCTGTTAAAATAAATGGTGGTGATTCATGGAAGGAAACAAGGAAGTGGTCGAAGCAAAGAGAATCACACATTAAGTATGAACGTAAACAAGGTATAACTTTTTAACCGTAAGGATAACTCGTACATCGGAACCCTTACATTTTAATACACCTCCATAATGATATAATCACGGAGTTTAATGATGGCAAGACTATTAGAAGAGCGTCAAGAAAAAGAAGTAGTAGAAGACACTTTAGAACAAGAAGTAACTGAACAAGAGCCTCAAAACGAGGGAACTCAAGTAGAACAAACTGAAACAGAAGTACCTGAGAAGTATCAAGGGAAGTCCACAGCAGAAATTGTAAGGATGCACCAAGAGGCTGAGAAACTTTTAGGTAAGCAAAGTTCTGAAGTAGGTGAGTTACGTAAGGTTGTTGATGACTACATACAGACACAACTCTCCGCCCAAGAAACACAAGTAACACATTCTGACGAAGAAGTAGACTTTTTTAGTGACCCCGACAAGGCAGTCGCTAGGGCTATTGAGAATCATCCTAAGATTAAGGAAGCTGAACAAATCAGTAACCAGTATCGTCAGTCTACAGCGATGAACAAACTGCAAAGTAAACACCCCGATATGTCGGACATTTTGCAGAATGAGAAGTTTGTAAACTGGATTAAGGATTCAAAGATTCGTCAACAGCTATTCGCTCAGGCTGACAAGCAGTATGATTATGAAGCCGCTGATGAACTATTCACACTGTGGAAGGAACGTCAACAGGTAGTTAAACAAACCGCTGTCAATGAGAAAAATGAAAGGAAACGTGCTGTTAAATCCGCATCTACAGGCAATGCTCGTGGTAGTGGTGAACAGTCAGCTAAAAAGGTTTATAGACGCGCAGACATTATTAAACTAATGCGTACTGACCCAGACAGATACCAAGCATTATCAAATGAGATTATGCAAGCGTATTCAGAAGGGAGGGTACGAAACTAATATTATTTTTGGAGAATTAAAATGACTGATTCAACTTATCCCGCAAATGGCGGTTTCGTAGACAACACTAGCGCGGCTACTTTCATCCCAGAAATCTGGAGTGATGAGGTTGTTGCCGCTTATCAATCTAACCTTGTACTAGCTAACCTAGTCAAGAAACTATCTATGACTGGCAAGAAAGGTGATACTCTTCACATTCCTAAGCCTGTTCGTGGTGATGCACACGCTAAAGCAGAAGGTGCCGCGGTTACTGTACAGAACGCTACTGAAGGCGAAGTACAAGTATCTATCGACAAGCACTTTGAGTACTCGCGTCTAATTGAAGACATTACTGAGACTCAAGCATTGTCTTCACTTCGTCAGTTCTACACTGGTGACGCAGGTTACGCTCTAGCTAAGCAAGTAGACACTAGCTTGTTTGAACTAGGTAAGTCTTTCGGTGACAACGGTGGTGACTATGTTGGTACTGGTTCTTACTACATTGATGCATCTGGTGGTCTTACTGCATACGCGGCTGACACTGTTGCTTCTGCTGATGTATTTACTGATGAAGGTTTCCGTGACTTAATTCAAAAAATGGATGACGCTGATGTACCTATGGACAATCGTTGCCTAGTAGTACCTCCATCAATCCGTAACGAAATCATGGGCATCAACCGTTACTCTTCAAGCGACTTCGTAGATGGTCGTGTTGTAAACAATGGTCAAATCGGTAACTTGTACGGTATTGACATCTTTGTTTCTTCTAACTGTCCTGTTGTTGAAACTGCCGCGCAAAACAGCGCAGGTGGTGATGTTAAACAAGCTATGTTGTTCCACAAAGACGCTATGGTCCTTGCAGAGCAACAAGGTGTTCGTTCACAGACTCAGTACAAGCAAGACTTCCTTGCTACTCTATACACTGCTGACACTTTGTATGGTACTGCTGTTCTACGTCCAGATGCCGCATTCAACCTAATGGTTAATGGCTAATAGCAACACCTTAAGGGGCTTCCATTCGGGAGTCCCTTTCCCTTTTTCTTTTTTTTTTATTATTATAGGAATTGTTTATGGCTATATTCAGAGGTGTAGGTGGCTCAGGAGACTCATCTGATAATTCCTTCTTAGATGAAGTTACTGCACAGGCGCAAGCCGCAGAAGCATCAGCAACTGCCGCGGCTAACTCAGCTACGTCTGCCTTAAACACAGAACTAACATCAGCTTCCTTTAATACGTCTAATGGTGTACTAACGCTAACTAAACAAGATGGCGATACAGTCACCACTGACCTTGATGGTCGTTTTTTATTAACAGAAACTGACCCAGTATTCTCTGCTCATGCCGCTTCTGGTGTGACATCTACTAAAATAACTAACTGGGATACTTCATATAACGATAAGATAAATGCAGTTAGTTTTTCTAGTTCAAACAATACCCTAACGCTTACACAGCAAGATGGGTCTACATTAACTACTGTTATTAATGGTAGTCTTACAGGCGGGGGTGAAACATTAGCAGAAACTCTAGCTATTGGTAACACTACTGGTGGTAACGATATTAGCTTTGGTGATAACGATAAAGCTAAGTTTGGTGCTAGTGATGACCTAGAGATTTATCATGATGGTTCTAATAGTCGAATTGTAGATTCAGGAACAGGTTACTTAAAAATACAAGCAACTGACAGGGTTGCCATTCGTAGTGCTGACGATAGTGAAAGAATGGCTGACTTTTATGCTAATGCCGACGTTAAGCTTTACTACGACAATGCACAAAAACTAGCCACAACAGCCACAGGTATAGACGTTACTGGTACAGTGACTGCTGATGGTTTGACTGTAGATGGGACTATTAATGCATACCGTGCAGGATTTACACAAGGCGTTCAGCTACTAGGAGACTCAGGCGGTAATCAGATTATAGGAACAGCCACAAACGATAAAAAGCTAATAATCAAAAACCAAGCCGCTACTCAGGGTATTGAGATAATTGCAGGTAACAGGGTAATGGACCTAGCTAAGGGCGGAGACATCAGCTTCTACGAGGACACAGGCACAACGCCTAAGTTCTTCTGGGATGCTTCTGCGGAGTCTTTAGGTATAGGTACTACTAGTCCTTCAGATAAACTAGAAGTAGCAAGCAGTAGTTCAGTAAACATAAAACTAAACAACACTGGTAACAACACAAGTTTACTATTAGGCGCACAAGCTACAGCGGCAAGATTAACAGCAGGGTCAGGCGATAAGCTAGGTCTTGGTGCAAACGATACTGCCGATGGACTTGTTCTTGATACTAGTAATAACGTAGGTATTGGTACTACTGCTCCTGCTGAAAAACTAGAAGTTCAAGGCAGAGTGGTTATCAACAACAGCTATGGCTATAGAATAGGTGGTACATCATCAGGCGATGCTCATGTAGGTGATTTAACAAATACTTCAGGTGTCCTTACATTAAGAACTGAAGGCAACCGCAATATGCGTTTTGATACCAACGGTTCTGAACGTATGCGTATTGACTCATCAGGCAATGTAGGTATAGGTACTACTAGTCCTTCAGCAGATTTACACGTTAAAACAGATGCAACAGGTTCAGGAGTAACTCCTACCGCTGATACAGGGTTGTTCATTGATGGGCAATATTCTACTACTTTACAGCTTGGGGCTTATTGGGCAGGGCAAACTCAAATTAACTTTGGCACAGGCTCAGGTCCGGGCGGTTCCCAAACGCCTATAAAGGGTCAGATTGCTTACAACAACTACTCTAACTATATGGCGTTTAGGACTGGCGGCACTGAAAGGTTCCGTTGCACTAGCGGTGGTCAACTACTTGTCGGAACAACCTCAAGCCAAGATACAACTTCAAAGATATTGACAACTGGTAGGGTTGGTGCGTCAAGTTTTCTAGCTAGTTCTAACAATAGTCAATTCTATGATAGCGGTAACTACGGCTATGCGGGAATAACACTCTACAGTTATCTTACAAATTCTGCTACTACTCAGAAAATGATGTCGTTTAAGGCTTCAAACGGTACTGAATATGGGGCAATAACCATTTCAGGGACTACTGTAACATATGGAACTGGCTCCGATGAAAGACTTAAAGAAAACATCAGAGATGCAGGGGATGCAGGCGATAAGATTGATGCAATTAAGATTAGACAGTTTGACTGGAAAGAAAGCGGTCAGCATCAAGACTATGGTGTAATAGCCCAAGAGTTAGATGAGGTTGCACCCGAAGCAGTAGCTAAAGGCTACACTGAAGATGACATGATGTCAGTAGATTATAGTAAACTAGTACCAACCTTAATTAAAGAAATACAATCACTACGCAACAGAGTTGCAGAACTGGAGAAAAACTAAATGAACTTTTCAATAGCAGAACTTGAAAGAAACACAGACGATGGCGTAGTAGTAGCTCATTGGCGTGCTAATAAAGCATCAGGTGAGAATGTAGCATCAGCTTATGGCACTTGTAGCTTTACACCAGACACAACGGCTGAAGGTTATATTGCTTATGCTGACCTCACAGAAGCTAATGTAATAGCATGGGTGCAAGAGCAATTAGATACTGAGTCTCTTGAAGCATCACTAGATGCAAACCTTGCTGAACAAGCATCACCAACAATACTTACAGGGAAGCCTTGGTAAAAGGAAATAGCCATGACTCAAGAAGGAAAACAAATTTTAGACTTAGCCGCGGCATCCACTGGTATTGCGTCATTGGCGGCTTGGTTGCCCCCTTTGGCTAGTTTGTTTACTATTGTATGGCTAGGTATCCGTATCTGGGAATCAGACACAGTACAGAACTTACGTAAGTGAAGAATAAACTACCGTGTCTATTAGTTTTGTTGTCAGTAGCTACTTGGGGTGACAACACGCAGGAAGGTTCTCTGAATACGTTTCATGGGGACAACAGCACAACAAATAGTAATAATGTAACAACGGACACATCAACAAGTAACACATACAATGGAGCAGGAAGCAGTAGCGAAATACCAGTAGGTTCAGCCGTAAGTCCTAGCTATATGTCAAACGGTATGGACACCTGCCTTAAGGGTTCAGGAGGTTCGTTACAGACAGTAGGCGTAGGTATATCAAGTGGTAGTTATGAAGTAGACCCTAACTGTGACCGTAGGAGAGACGCTAAGTTGTTGTCTGACTTAGGAATGAAGGTAGCCGCAGTAGCCCGTATGTGTGAAGCAGTAGAAGTATGGAAGAGTATGTTCTTGTCAGGGACACCTTGCCCCATACTGAGCAACGGTAAGTTAGTTGTTGGTAAACGTGCAGTACTAGTAATGAAGAGACAACCAGAAGTATACATACCTGACTATGAAGATAATGCTGAATGGTACAACACTATACTAAACATTGGAGGAGAGGACACAGATGAAGAAGATGATATTATCTCTGTTAGTGCTAAGTTCCGTAGCACAAAGCAGTGAGTTAGACAACCTTATTGACACCTCCAATGCTATTGTTGACCAAATAGACAGAGGTATTAAACTTGTAGGTGCGGCACAAGAGTATGCTTATACAGGCTCAGGGTTGTCTGATGGTACTTTGTCAAGCACAGCGCACATTAGTGCAGAACAACTACAAGCATACAACAACGCATTGTCTGGTATGTCTACTTATCAAGCCTTTGGAGATATACAAGCAGTACTTGAAGAAAAAGCATACACTGAGTTGGACATGATGGATGAAGCCATTGGTGTATTTACTGAAGTAGTAGTTGACATGATTGCTGTACAGGAAGTAGCGGAAGTAGCAGAGTCAGCCTCTAGTCCTCAAGAGGAAGCTGAGGTACAAACTTTTGTAGCGGACAACATAGAAGTGTTGACAATTAGTCAGGAAGAAGTAGACACGTACAATACTAGCTTAGACGATATTGAGACACACGCTAACAACGCTAGTGCATTCCTAGCGGTAGCGGGTAACGAACAAGCTGTAGCATTCCTAGAGCAAGGCATAGAGAATGCTAACACTACAGCAGAGCAGACAAACATCTTTTATGATGCTAATGCACAATGGGTAGCTATGGGTTATAACACTACTAGAAACCTAACAGCAGTTATGCTTAACGGTCAGAACTTTGGTTTAGACTTGTATGCGTCTGAAGCTGAAGTACTAGCCTTAGGTAGTGAATCAGAATACTACTTGACTGGTCCGACTGCTCAGAGTTATGATTGCTTTATGTATGAAACTAACTGCGTAGAACTATGAGCCTAGAGAAGTCAGAACTAAACATTAATGGTACGTCATTCAAAGGTGTGTGGATTGCCATTGTGATGACCATAGGTACTAGCATCGGTGGGACAGTCTGGACTGCATCTAGTTTGTACTCAAGACTGGAAGCAGTAGAGGCTAAGAAGATACCCAATATAAGCCCCTTACGTGAGAATCTAGGGACTTTAGGAACAAGGCTAGATACCCTATTAAGTCAGCAAGAAAAGCTGTTAGAACTCAATACAGACGTTTCTAAGTTAGCTAATGAGATAGAGGCTATGAAAGGTACGGTAGCTAAGGCTGAAATAATAATAGAAGACATTGGCGATGTTGATGGTAAGATAAAGACATTGACTAAAGAGGTAGAGGATTTATGGCAAGGTATGGATTACTTGTCTAATCCCCTTAAGTGAGGCAAATATGATGTTGCAACAACTAATCGGACCTGTTACAGGATTACTTGACAAATTCATAGAGGATAAAGACAAGAAGAATGCTATCGCCTTTGAACTTTCGACAATGGCTGAAAAACACGCGCAGGAACTTGCGAAAGCGCAACTTGAAGTTAATAAGACAGAAGCGGCACACAGAAGCCTATTTGTGTCGGGTTGGAGACCTGCTGTTGGTTGGACTTGTTGCATTGGACTTGCGAGTCAGTACATTCTTATCCCGATGGCAAATTTTGCGCTTGCTCTTGCCGATTCTACCATTAAAATCCCTGTTTTAGACATGGCTACTATGATGCCAGTGTTGATGGGTATGCTAGGTTTAGGTGCAATGAGAACTGTAGAAAAGACTAAAAAAGTACAGAGGGATAGATAATGTCAGCAACAAGCCCATACTATAGACCACCTGAAGAACTTAAAAGACCTCCTACATATTTTGAGTTGTTTGGAGATATAAGTCCAGAAGAAAAAGCAAAAAACCAAGAACGTATTGATTATCTTTCAAGCCGCACTAATTTAGATTTTTATTTAAGTCCAGAAGAAGTTTCTCAGTTACAACAAGACTTAAGTAATAATGTATACAACGATGAGTTATATAAAGAATATGATAAAAGAGTAACGTATGGTCGGACTATAGCAGGAGTAATGGGAGAAGACTACAATTATGTTTCTTCTAATTTTACAGAGGCTAAACAAAAAGCCGACCAAGTTTATATGCAGTCTTTGCAAAACGATTTAAACAAAGCAGAAAGCCCTGAAGAGCGTGAAAAAATACAGTCTTATATTGATAAAGGACCTTTAGATTTTGATAATGAAACATTAAAAGAAGTACGAGACGCAAATCTTAATAAAGCATATTCAGAGGACAAGTTTTTACGTACTGCATTAAACGCACAAGCTATGGTAATGGGTGATTTTTTACAAAGAAATGATATACCTGTTTCTCAACGAGTAGATATATCTTATGAAGACCAACAAGCCGCAGGTAGAACTAATGTTCAATATTTAAACACAGGCACGTTGGCTCATATGTTACCTGAAAGCAGTGCTGACGCAAACGCAGGTATGTACAGTGTTAATTTTGAGTATGACGAACAGCCGTTAGAAATGGGTAGTTTTCGTTCTGGTGATGGAGAACTTGGAACATACAGTATGTATACTGCTATTCCACAAGTTACTGCTCACGATAACAAACCGTGGTTAGACCCTTTTCAAGATGTAATGGATGTTTTGTCTGTAGTATATCCTCCATTAGCCCCTGTGTTTCAGGGTGTAAGTAACTTAGCGGAAACAGAAGATTTAGAAGAGTCTATAAAAACAGCAGGTACAGTGTATGTTGGCGGTGAATTAGTTAAAGGAGTAACTGAAGGAATAGGTAGTAAATTATCTGAGTCTAGTGTTGAAATACCTACAGGAGAAGTAGATGTAACAACAGGTGCGGCTCAGACAACAACTCTTGGTGAGGCTTTTAGTAACTTACCAAAGCCAGTTCAAAACATAACAACAAATACTATAGGCGGTGTTATTTCAGGACAAGACCCTGAAGAGGCTCTTACAGGTGCTGTTAAAGGAGAACTTACTAATGTTGCTGTAGATTCTGCGATTGAAGGTCTTAATATAGATGAAGATAAACTTGTTGCGGATGTTAAAGACGCACTAGGTTTTGACCCCGACTATGAACTTCCTGAGCCTATACAGAATATTGTAAACAATACGACAGATGCTTGGGTTGCGGGAGACTCTGCTTCGGATGCTTTTGAGTCTTCTGCTAAAAGTGAAGTTAAAGATTACGTAGGCGGTGTAGCAGAAGATGTGGTTAAAACAGAAGCAGGTGTAATTAGTGACGCGCTTCCTGATGTAGACTTTAAAACACCTCAGATTATAAAAGACGTTGGTGATGTTGTTGTAGATGTACTAAAGCCACCATTAGAGTTCGTAGGTGAAACCTTTGAACCCGTAATTGAACCAGTAATAGAAGCAGGTGAGCAAGTATTGTCAACAGCAGAAGACGTACTAGAGCCTGTTAAAGAAGTTGTAGAAACCGTAGGTGAACCTATAGTAGATGTAGTAGACGAAATTATAGATGCTGTAGATAGCCCTGTAGGAGATTTACTAGAGGGTGCGTTAGGCGGTATAGGAGGTGCAGGTGGTATGATTACAAGAAAGCCTACACAGGTCGAAGGACTATTTGACAAAGAGTTATTTAAATTTGACAC